AAAATTTAAATTTATGAGCAAGAGAATATATACGATTATTGTTGTTTTGTGCTTTCAGGTTTGCTTTCAAAATCTCCGAACACAGCCTACACAATCTTCACATACCTTCTCAACAAATCCGGCGATCCCCGGTACCGACGCTCTTCAATTTGAAGAAAACGCAAACTTAACTTACTCTACCATAAAATACAATATTTTAAAGTTTAATTTAAATTACAAACAATCAATCATGTCTGTGGTCTCTTTCGGGTCAATCACGAGCATGGACTTCGATGCTGCATGTCTAGCAGCTATGATCGAAACCCCTGGTGGCTCTATTCCACCAACTCCACAATCACCACCCACTTCACCAGTGGCGGTGAAACAAAGGAAAATTTTAAATTTTCCAATTGCCAAAATCAGGACAACTCCTGATGCATCTTTTGAGATGTGTGTGAAGTTCCCCGAGAGCTTCATTGATTCCTTCTGTGCTCAAGCACAGAAAGAATTAAAATATTGGCACGCTGCTATTACGCAGTTGAAATTCTTTGGTGGTGAGACACCAAAGACTCTTGAAACCTTGGTGAACCAAGGTCAAGCTCACACTCACCAAGTTATTTTAAACTTGGTTAAAATCCTTGATAGTGCTCCAAAAGCAATTCAAGGAAAGAAGGAGTTGGAAAATTTCTTCCAGCTGAGCCCACATGGAAACAATTCCAAAGAACCAATTGACGTTAGTCGAAAGGTTTATATGGAACCGTGCAAAATAAGTCCACGCAAGCGACAAGTGTGCTCCTGTGACAATGACGATGATGCACATTATCATTGTTACTATTGTGATATTGTGTGTTCAAGCAAAAATCTATTGCAAGAACACGAAAGGGATTTTTGCGAGGATGCACAGTCAGTGCAAGCATTTGGGTATAAACTTGAGAGTCCAAATGTCTTTGACCCACCCCATGTGACGCAGCAAAGGAGTGTTGCACCATCTTTGGGAAAAACTTTGGAATCTCCTGTGAAATCTCCAGAGCAGTCAAAGCCAAACCTGGAGAAAAGTTTCCCACTAGTGGAATCTTCCACCAACAGTGGCATGATCTTCTTTGGATCAATAGCTACCATGGTTCCGTCTCATATTGAAAAATATGTGAGGAATTGTGAAACTGAGAATCCGATTGATGCAGCTGCATCAAATTTGGCGATGCAAGAAGCTAAAAGCTCTGGCGCTCCTTGTATAGTAGTGCATCATAAGGCACTACCAGGTGGAAAGAAAGATTTTCTTTTTCCTCATAACTCTCCTCAAGTTGTGAGAACTGAAACCGAAGAGCCAATTGCTGGTACCATTGATAGACCAACAATAAAACGTGCTTTATTTACCCGCATTAAGAAGAAAGCACAAGAAATTTGTGTGAACCCAGGGGGAACCATCCAGAGAAAAACAAAGCGATGGTTGCGGCCAGCGGAAGTTGCACAAATTGTGCGAGCTACCTCTGATCCACAACATCCATTGTTCAAGGTGGACGTTACTCAAATTATTGAAGTTGTTCATCCTGTTTATAGGACTGAAAGAACTGAAGTTGTGCAGCAATGCATAACAAGGGGAACGTACAAATTGATGTCTAAAGCCCAACAACGGAAGGCACGAGCAATGCGCTCAGCTGGAATGTTAGTGATCACTGATAACCCAACAACGCATTGGGTATCTGAACCTCAGAAAATGCTAGTGGTAAAGGAAAAACTGAGCACAACAAAGCATGTGAAACTCCGGAATGTTGAAGTGAATGCTGAATCTGAAATGTTTTGGGGAACTAAAACAAAGGAGGGACCCTCGAAAACAGCCTTAAAGCGCTGTAAGCGTAACATCGATCGCTTGGCTCTTCTTGATCCGCAAATGGGTGAGTCTGCGAATGGTGAATGTTGGATGAACACCTTTAAGCACCATTTAAAAGTGGGGAGCATTGATATTCTTCCAAATAAGGTTCGTTTACCAAACCTTAGGTCGGCATTCTCACGATGGATACCTTTGGTTGATTATGTTGAAATTTTGAAATTTCATTGTAAGTCACAACCAAAGCTTAAAAGGGTTGTGATACCTACTCCAGTTACTTATCTGGAAGGTTCTAGATATCACATTCATGTTGGTTATAGCAAGAACTGCTCATGGATTACGGTCGAACAACTAATTAGGCAATTGCAGACTCTGTTAACATCATCCAAATATGGAGAACATTTTAAGAGAGCAATTGTTGGTGGTGAACCGGAAGACAAATTCACACCAGTGGTTCCTATAGTTGACGTGGAAACTGAGAGAGCTAAATCTAGCTTGGCAAAATGGACAACTGCGCAACAGAGATATATGGGATCTATTAGAACCCGAATCAACTCACAAGCAGAAAAACATAAAATCGATTCGGAAAAAAAGATCTGGATACCAATGAGGCACGACACGATGGATATGTTAACTCCACCATATCTTTTCGAAAATGGGCTGAGAAACAACGAAGTTCAACAAGTCGGCCAGGTTCTTGGAGATTCTGTAGATCGTGCTGGAAACAGTTCAGGTCAGAGTTCTCAATGCCAACAACAAAATGTGGCGCTTGCATCCGAAGGAAACAACGACAACGTGATAAACGAGAGCGTGCGCAGCATTCAAAACTTAGTTACTGCCAATATGCAGTTGCAAGAGCAATGCAAATTGTTGCTCGCCTCACACGAACAAGCTATCATGGACTCCGTAGAACACGGAAACTTGGAGATTCAGAAGCACGATGTAGAGGTCTCGCAGAAACCATCAACGAGGAAAAGCGACTCACAGAGGAATTTGCAAAAATTCTCATTGAAGAAAATAGTCGCCTCAGAAGAGATGTCGAGAACATTGGGCAGAGGATGGAGAAAATCTGTCACCTCAATCGGTGTTCCAATTGTGAGTGCTTCCATTGCAGAAGCTTTAAATCAAGTCGTTCAAAGGGGAAATACTTCCTGGCTTGATGTAGGCATTTCTGGAACATTGTTGAAGCAATGTACTCTTTTTGCTACGAGAACTTTTCAAGCGTATTGTAGCTACAAATTAGCACGAAACGTGCTGACATTAACCGTGGGAGAATTGTATGATAATGTGAAATCATACATCAACTCTATAATGGGTTCCACAGATCCTGAAGTGACTGGTTTCTTGTCGCAAGTACGTAGCGCACCTTCAATGGTGAAGATGGCCATTTTGCTCACAATGTTTGCTATCTCGGTGAAATTAATGAGAAAATTCTTCAAGGTGAAGAATAATGGAACTAGCTTTACTGTAAGCGGAGAGAATGTCTCTGCAAGCCAGTTGCGAATCTCAGCACAGGCTCAAGCTCGATCAACTGACAACATGACCCCAACTGTAAAGAAGCTTTGTAGCATTCTTGGAATGATTGGTTTGGTTTGTTGTTGTTACGATAGAACAACATGGGCATATCAAAAGGATTGGATGGATGCTTGGATCACAAGTATCACATATGCCGGTGCATCTGATAGTATTTGGGAATCAATTTCCCATCCATTTGAAACATTGCATAACATTGCAGTGAGTGGAGGAGATCGTTCACCAGAAACTACAGCTCGTTTGGAGCGAATTTTGGCTGGTGCAGGGTTGAACGCACAAGCCCAAGCACTTGATGAATTTGGAGCGTCTAGCTCAGTGATGGGTCAGACACTGCAAAACATATTGGATGAGGTTGAAAGTACAAATGTGTCAATCGTTAGTGAAATGAAAGCATTGCCACACTACCACCGAAATGCCACTACCTTCAATCAAGCGGCTCGTGATTTAGTGACTGAACCAGATGCAACATATCAAATGTTGTTAACAGCAGCAACTGGTACTGGAAAATCAACGCTTTTCCCAGTGCACCTAAGGTCACAATCTCAAAAGAGAGTCTTGCTGCTCATTCCTCTCGTTGCAGCAACACATGGAGTTTACCAGCGACTTAAAAGTCAAAGGGTGAATGATATTGGTTACCATGCTGATTCAATATCTGAAAACCCAAATGCTAAATTAATCATCTCAACATATGGACACATGTGTGTGAAATTACTTGGTGGTCAAAACCCTTTTGATCAATTTGATTATATTTTAGCTGATGAATGTCATGTTGTAACACTCGAGACTGTTACAGTGATATCCCATTTACTCCAACAGCGAGAAATGGCGACGTGGAAAACAGTTTTCATGACAGCAACACCATTCAACAATATCACACTTAATAGTGTTGAGACAGAACAGCCTGTAATCATGCAACAGACCGAGCATTTCCACAACCCCAAAAGCTTTGTAGATTTTCTAAAAGCTGGCGGCACTGAAAGAGTGCAAACATATGCTAAGGGAGGCTGCATCGTATTCTGTTCTACCCAAAAAGAAACTGAGGAATCAGCGAAAGCTCTTAAAGCGAGTGGGGTTATTGCACTCTTTTACCATGCCTCTAACCGATTGGAATGGGATTCCTTTGCAAAGAAAAATGAGCGAAGCATGGGACAATTAAATTTTTATCTCTTTGCTACAAATGCACTAGAATCTGGTGTGACGATCCCTATGAAAAGTTGCGTTGATTTTGTAACTAAAATGCATCCAGTAGTTGGTGGAGATAGGAAGACTATTACTATGGCTCCAACTTCAATTAGCATTCAAGAGCAATTGCAGCGTCGAGGTCGAGTTGGACGAACTTGTCCAGGTGGGTATCTATACACATCAGTTGGAACCCCGTTGATGTATAAACTTGACCCAGATTCATCCATTAAGTACTTGTTGTACTGTTGGAAGAGTGGTATCAAATGTTATAAGGAAGCATTAAATATTCCTGATGAATGCACGATAACATTCACTAAAGAGAAAATTGGTGCTATTTGGACACATGACACACCGCCAGTTGTTACAGCAGCCTTAGTGGATAATTTTGGTGCAGTTTACAGGAATGCAAACTTCTTCTTAGCATCACATCGAAGAAATTATGTGGAAATTCCACATACAACTGATATGATTCTGCCCTCAACTCTCTCGACATGGGAGAATTTTGAATTGGATGGGAATGAAGTATCAGATGGCACACGAATGAGAGTACCACAAAATCATTTCTTTTTCCGAAACGAAAGGGTCCAAGAGAGTTGGTTGAAATTGCAAGCTGCAATTCTTACTGAACTAACTGAAGCAGAAGCCACTAAGAAGCGAGATATAGTTATCGAGAATCTGATGGCGCGTCGAGTATCGGGCCATCCTGCTTCGAAGCTTGAAATAGCTAGAATGATAATGGCCAAACAACAAGTGGTACAACAAGCAAGAGACACGAAACGTGTTCGAGAAACCCTTAGTGAGAGTATATCTGATTACTCCGGCATCTTCTCAAACTTTTCTGGAATATTTTCAGTTCAAGAAAGATTGAAAAAGGCTTCTATCAAGGCTAATGAGGAATTAGATATGGTTATTCAGGAAAATGAATCCCATATTTTATTTCTACAAGACATGATAAAAGAAACTCCTGAGATCATCCCTGATATGGCTTTAGAGGAGCAGATCCAACATATGGAATATGCAAAAGCCATATTGGAAAATGGTTGGATCAGTGGGAATCCTCAAGCAAAGCTTCTCATTATGCGCACAACGCATAAAAATTTTCATGATCTTGTTACAAAAACCAAGGATGGGACCTATCGCATGAAATCATATGTGCAACGCATGTTCGATTTTGTGAAGAAACATCCATTGTTAATTTTTATGTCCATTATGATGGGAACGTCATTAGCAGCAGGATACTTCATGATGAGTAAAGACTCTGAAGATGACGATGCAATAGTGCAGGACAAGGTTTTCAAACGCAATGATAAGGCAATGCTGGAATGGTGCTTGAGAGGCAAAGCATGTAAATGTGACGCCACACACTTCGAGGCACAGTATGTACTTGATTCACGTCATTATAGAACTATTCTCGAAGATTGGGTAAAGTTCCCATTGCGAGGGTTCCACAATATACAAATAGTAAACTATGGCACAGTGAGCAAATATGCACGTGCTCTAGCTTTCCTATCAGTTTGTGCACTCTTAGCTAACCCGACTATGGTGTATAATAGCGCAGCACATTCCATGGCTGGAAATAGTGAGTATAATGAGTCAGTAGCAAAATCCCTAATGCACAATATTCTAAGAGATTGGAATAGAGTCCCGCTCATAGACTTATTGGTAAAAGGGATAGATGGAAGTGATGATCGTTATGATCAGTACATACATGAATTATATACAAGTGGAGGCCTAATTGCATTTGAATCAGACACTGGAAAGTTTGAAGGAAAAATGTCTATTAGTCAATATCGAAAGGATGCTGCTAAAGGACAAACAAAACGTAGTGCAGCTTCACGGTCACGTGAAGAAGATCATTATGATCCGAGATCATCAGGTCGACTCAAGAGTGGGATCAGACGAGCATATCGTCAATTCTATAATATTGAAGATTCTGATGTGCAGGAAATTATCCTCACAAACAAGAAAGGAGCTCCAATTCTTAAAATTGGGAGTCTTGATGAATTGAACCAACATGTTGATCTTCTAAAATTCTCAGATCCAGAATTGTATGAGTTGTATTTACATGCTCGAGATAAATTGGATCTTGACGAACCTGAAAGTTCAAGCGGCTTCACTGGAAAGTGGGGTGACTATGCGGAAGATGATGAATTCATGAAGATGATATCAGCTTTAGATTCGTTAACAAAACAAGCTTCGGAGGAAGCATTTATACCAGTTCAAGTGAAACTTCGAGATGGGCGAACTGTCCAGGCAAATGTCGCACGTTATTGGCAAAAAGATTATCCAACTGGAAAATCTGTGAAGCAATGGGCTCAAACTACTTGGGCTCCACCACAATTCACAGCTCTTCGAGAAAGGGTAGGAAAAGCTCTTGAACTGATTCCTGAATCGCGACCAATTCATCTTCATGGAAAAGTCCCAAATGGAACACTTATAGAGTTCCAAGATGCAATGAAAGATCTGCACGAGAAGACAGCAGTCAAGGCTGTAGCTGAGGCTAAAATCGGAGATACTCAATTTGAGGCGGATCCTTCTGATGTAACAAGCCGGGTTGGTGTGGTTATGGTGAAAACATCAGCAAACGCTGAATGGGAATCATGGAACCAATGTGTTGCTTTGAATAACATAGTGATTTTTCCCCATCATTACACGCTTAAAGATGGTAATAATTTGAGATTCAAGTTTTCATCAAGTGATTTCGAAAGCACCTGTCACATTGTGGATGGGTACAATGGGCTTGACATGGCTTGGGCTCCAATTAACGTTAAAATTCGTGGTTTGAAGAAGAAAGTTTGTTTAGGCACGCCGCGGAATGGATCTTACCTATGGCATTTTTCCATGATTAATCAAGGGAAAGATTTGCCAGAGGCTCGTCTTATGGGATACTCCTCTGTAACGAAAGTACAAGAAGAGTCGCACCCATCCTTCGATTGGACACATACAGTCTCAACGCAAGTTGGGAACTGTGGTGGACCCTTTGTTGATAAACATGGTGTCATTGTTGGATATCACACTGGAGCTTTTCAATTGGGACAATTTAATACTTTCCTGGGATTATCAGCACCACTAATTGCACATCTGACAAAATTGGATGTCAAACCAAGTGCCCAGCCCCAATCAAAGATGATTTGGAGGGAAGTGGATTTTTATCGATCACCAAATTACTTACCCCCAACCATTAATAACCAAGAGCCAATTCCAGAGGAGTGGAGATATCCAGAAGGTAAATCTGTTTACCCATGTGTTGATCCAGGATGGATGGGTTCTCGTTTGGTGAAGGGATCAGGTTTTCGTCTCATTGGAAAAATGCAACGTCATGTGGAATATTCAACGAAGATTTCCCTTAATGAGCATTTTGACATGTGGATGTCTCAAGAGAAAACTCAAAATGAGTTAACTAGGCTGAACAAAAATCGTGTAGAGAAAGGGTTAGAGAAAGCTTTCATCAGTCACACGATAGCAGCTCAGAACAAGGAAGCTGCAATTAAAGATACGAGCAAGTATGCTAGAACAACGTTGGGAACATATTCAGAACCTTTGTTGAAAAGAGCGACTGCTCTGACAATCCAAATGCTCGAGGAGCATATTAAGCTATGTAAACGCCAACCACTGGATTTAGTCTATGGGGATATGGAATGGAACACAGCATGTGGAGCCCAGTACAATGGATTGAAATCAGCATTTAGGGATCAAGTTGTTGGCATCGAGAATATGGATGCTTATGGTCAATACTGCTGGGAGCGTTTCAACGTTCCAACCGATCAATACAAACCATGCATTTGGACAAATTCATTGAAGGATGAGTTACGACCAATTGAAAAAGTGAAGGAGAATAAAACGCGCACTTTCACTGCAGCTCCAATCGAGTTTGTAATTGGTGCTAAACAAGCTGTTGATGCATTCAATCATCAATTCATGGATGCACATTTGAAGCTACCACATACCGTTGGTATTAACCAATGGTCAGGGGGTTGGCACAAACTATACAAGAAGTTGTATGGTAAAAACTTTGTGTACTCAAGTGGAGATGGAAGCCGGTTTGACTCAAGTCCGTGTTTCTATATGTTCGATGCCTTGTACACAATACGTACATATTTTGCAGATCCTGAAATACACCAGGTTCTGGAGAATATCTACTTGGAGGTTTGTCACACTCCAATAGTGTTACACGATGGGAATGTTGTGATGAAGAATCATGGAAACAATAGTGGACAATGTTCTACTGTTGTTGACAATAGTCTCATTATGATGATTCTATGTTGCGCCTCTTATCTAGAGCACACTCCAGCTACCATGCATTCCCTCGATGCAATAAAAAGCCATTGGCATTTTTGTGTGAATGGAGATGATTATATTGGAGGAATGTCACCATTGTTAGCAAGCCATTTGACTAAAGAGAAGATGGCAAAAACCTTCAGTGACTTCCAGTTCATATATGAGTGGTCTGATTATTCACCATCATTATTTGAACAAGATTATATGAGTTTAAAATTCATAAACATTGTTGAACGAAAAGGACAAACAACTGGACAACAGTTAATTGCTCCATGGCGTGAAGCATCACGACAACTCTCCACTTTGGCTCACACATCAAGTGGTGCACCTGAAATCAAATTACAAGTTGCTCTAACCGAGAGGGTGAAAGCATGGGTTGATAAAGATTTATTTGATTTCATAACAGAATACTGCAGATGGCTCGTGGAGTATTTCGATAGATTTACGAACACGCAAGCATGGAATGAAGCTAAGAAGTTATGGTGGGATGAACAACAAATTTTCAACCATTATTTCAGTTTTGAAAGCATTTGCAATGCGCCATACTCACAAATTGTAAACGAAACTCCTGATGAGTTCTTTGCTAATGGTGTGAGAGAGTCCCGACCATTGCGAATCCTACGCGATGGCATCAAATTTGGTGTTGCTGTTACAGCAGCTAATTATCTGGGACCAAGCGATCACGATGTACCCATGATTGCAAACACAATGCTTAATGTTGCCAAGATAGGTCTCGCAAATTCAACAGCCGAGCGGATTGACCGTATGCTATTTGGGAAGGAAAACCCTGAACATAGTAGAGCGGATTCGCTAGTTGTTGTAAAAACAGAGCAAACAGATGCGACGATCTGTTTGCGAACTCACTGCAAATGCCAAGCACAGCACTTCGATGGGAAATATGAGTGTTGGGTGAGTTCCCCATCTGTTGCTATAAAAATGTTTGCAACATTAAAGCCCCGGATTCTTTCCACAACGAAATTTGTTGGAGTTAAGTTTCTACCAAAAATACTAAGAGCTCATGTATGGGCCTTATACCTATCTGGATTCTCTTGGGAAGAAACAATGCAAATTGTGCAAAGTCACTACCCTGGCGAGAAACAGCAAAGAAAAGCGGATTGGTTCCTACAGCAACTGCTGAAAGAGCTAGTATTGATATTCAAAGTGAAAGGGTCGAAGTTTATTGAGTTGGGAGAGCATGCTCAAGTTCAAGGGAAAACTCAACTCGACTCTACACAAGTTGATATGGATCCAAATTTTAATGCTGCAGCTTATGCTGCAACTCTTCGAGGAGGACCGCACTGGGGTACACATAATTCCCAAGGTCTGTTTGATGCTATTAAGGTATTAAACCCCAATGCAGCAAATGTTGACATTGGGAATGCGCGAACTGCGGTTCAGCGCGAGATGCAGCGGTTGATAGCTGCCGATGCTCCGCGACAACAACCACCACCACAAGTTGGTGGAGGACACCAACAACCACCTCCAGCTGGAGGTCAAACGCAAGGCCAGCCTGGTGGTTACACACCGAGCCAGGCATTTACCAATAAATTTGGTAATATAATGGCTGAGCCCGATGCCCCCCTCGTGCTCGACTCTCAAGCAACAATGAGGGAAGTTGCCCAAATTGAGGCAGCTTGGGCTCGTCTTCTAGAGGTGCAATCTCTAGAGGGTCTTGGTTCCTTCTGGAACTACATGTTTTCCTATGTGGGAAACAATGGCACCTCATCTGGAGGTGATCCCAGGGATTACATCCCTGCAGGAAATGGGCGAGTTACACTTGCCCAACTAAAGTCCAAAGCTCAAGGTGAGCAATGGCGACGTTATTGGCGTAGTCATGCGTCAGACATGAGGGATTTCTTGAGGCTTCTTCAAGCTTCAGATAGACCTTTGCCTATTCGTTGGGCAAGAAACAATGGCATTAAAGATGCCAATTACGAGATTGCATTCGATTTTGCGGATGCACTCCCAGATCTCTCAGCTGCACAAATGTCAATTATTTTAGCAGCTAAGAACCTTGCCGTAAGGCGAGGTCAAGGCCAGATGCTTAATGCTGGCACCAAGGTTGGAGGTCGGTCAAGAACCGAAACCTATGACCAGGCTGTCCGCGATGCTGCGGATGTCCAATTCCCAGGAGCATAATTTTATTATGCAACACAACACTCTTTTTGACTGGGGGGTGATGTGTCTGGACTTGTTACAGTCTTTTTCTTTTTCAAGTGATGTGGAATGGACCTTGAATCAAATAACATTTGATTTTGGATTCACATCATTAATCTTCAATAGGGTGGATGGCCCTCCCCTTTTGGAGTCGTACAGGACGTATCCTGTTTTATTTAGTAACATAGCAATAAACACAAACCACCATGTAGATAGCCGTTTCAGTGGTTTGGTTGTGTGTTTTTCATTTCTGTCAGAAAACTTCCAAAAATACAAAAATATAAAATTTTTATTTTGTCATTTTGGTTCGTTGGGCCCAAGCGTCTTGCATAGCATGTCGTTCATTCCTGAAACGAGTCCCCCGATAGTTTCACAATTAGTGTACCGGACACCTTTTAAAATCATTTTCACACTTTGTGATGAATTTGTAAGGCGTGTGCGCGTGAAACCGTGGTTTGGACCTTTGGAAAGAGGCTACGCTCTGTAGGTAGTTTTCGATAGAAAATGGTTTCCCTTAAGGAAACTGTTTTGTTACTTTGGAGTTCCGGCCCCCAAAGTAAATTTT